TGGCACCACTGTCACGCGGTGTTCAAAAGATCGAACGGGGTGAAGTGGTGAGCCGGACAGGATTCGAACCTGTGACCCGCTGATTAAAAGTCAGCTGCTTAAAAACTCCATGGAAGAGCAAGAGCCATCATTTATCCTTGTATTTAGTGTTTTTTTCCGTGAAATGATACACATGGGATTCCACTAACAGCCATAGCTTACCATGTTTTTGTAACCCACTTGTAACCCAGCGCAAGGGGCACACCATGCCGAAGACGGTCGAACGCAACCTGACTGACAATATACTTCGCGGCGCTCAGGCTAGTGATGCGCGTTATGATCTGTATGACGCGCAGGTTCGCGGCCTTGGTGTGCGCGTGGGCACCTCTGGGTCAAAAAGCTGGTTTGTGATGACCCGTGTTGATGGTCGCATGACGCGCAGAACAATCGGCCACTATCCGCAAACGGGACTTAAGGAAGCGCGCATCCGCGGCGCGGAAGAACTCGCCAAGATGGCACGAGGGGAGATTGAGGCCCCCGCCAGACGGCAAAGCTTTCGTGAAACCTATGTCGAGTGGATGCAGCGCGATCAGGGCAAGAACCGAACGGCATCACAGGTTAGCAGTGCGATGGAGCTGCACATCCTACCAAAACTTGGCCAGCGCCGCCTCGACAGCATCAAAAAATCGGACGCAATAAAGACCATCGACGACATCCGCGATAGTGGAGCAGAGGTGCAAGCAAACCGTATACTGTCGTTTATGAGGCGCTTTTTCAACTGGTGCCTTGAACGGGATTACCTGAACCAGAACCCAACGGTCGGGATTGCAAAGCCCACCAAGGAGAGGGCGCGCGATCGCGTGTTGTCGCCTGATGAAATCAATCGTGTCTTGTCCGCAGCCCGAAAGCTAGGTTACCCATTTGGCCCCTTTGTAGAAATGCTGATTTTGACCGGGCAGCGGAGAGACGAAGTGGCAGGTATGCGTTGGGACGAGATTAACAACGCGGAAAACGTCTGGGTGCTACCTGCCCATCGGGCTAAGAACAGCAAAGCGCATACCGTTCACCTATCGGAAGCGGCCATGGCCGTGTTGACGTCGGTGCCGCGCCTTGACGAGTGTGAATTGGTATTCCTGGCCACCCGGGTTCGCAGAAAGACCGAAGACGGCACAAGAGCCCCTGCCTTACCCATAAGTGGCTTTTCGACTGCGAAGCGGCGGCTTGATGAGATGAGCGGCGTGACAGGCTGGACGCTACATGATCTGCGGCGTTCATTTGCGACACACTGCACGGAGCGCCTTGGCCTCAGCCCCGTCGTGGTCGATAAAATCCTGAATCACCAATCAGGATCAGTTCGGGGCATTGCAGCAGTATACCAGCGCGGCCAGTATCTTGAGGAACGCCGCAAGGCGATGGAAGTTTGGGGCGATTGGATCGGGGGATTTGGGCATGCCGACGGATGAGCAAAATGAGCAATCACAAACCGATGCTAGCGACCCGGTTGCCTTAGCGGGCTGCATACTTTTGAGGCTCGCCGAGAGGACGCTTGCTGCGGCCAGTGGCAATCGCGCAGATTCGATGGTGAACATCGACTTAGAATTGCTATGCGTCCGGCATCTGCTGTCTCAGGCTACACCGAACAGCGAAGCGGACAGGCATCGTTACTTTGCTGCGAAAACGGCACTCGAAACCCTTGAGGCGAATGAACGAAGCGAGCCGCTTCTCCCTTATCACGATCAGTTTTATGGACATGTTGAGGCTGTACGCGGCGGCGAAGGCGCGAAGATGTTCGGCGGCGCTCGCATAAGCAACAAACCAGATGCAACGACTGCATTTATGCGCGCCGCGTTATTCGTCTTGTGGGAACACTATCGAGGCGACATGACTGCCCGTAGTGCCCTTGTTAGAGAGGCCGTGTCGCTCGGCATCACCGGGAATAAGACTGACAGTCAGTCCAAGAACGAAACTACCGTTAGAACGCGTATCGCCAACATCCAAAAAAGGCCCCGAGACGGTCAGCGAGCGGTCGCGCCAGAGTGGGAGCATGTCGATCTTGTTCGACGTCTCGTGAATATCGCAGGCTTTAGGAAGCTGGCAGACTTTCAGTAGCCCCATAAAGGTACACGCCCCCTATGCCGTGTACCGGCAAATCCATGTTTCAGGTGATGCAATGATCACCTATGCACGGAGATGGCCATGCAGACTGCACCAAGATCGATAGTTCGGATACTTACGGAACCGCAAGTAGAGGCACTAGTGCCCTTCTCATCGTCGCACAGGCGGCGGATGGAACATGCAGGTCACTTTCCGCGCCGTGTCAAGCTAGGGCCTTGTCGGGTTGGCTGGGTTGAAAGCGAAGTAAATGACTGGATCGCCGCACGTGTAGCGGAACGCGCCACCCCCTCCGAACACTAAAGAAAACCGCGCACCCTGAGGGCACGCGGCATCTGGATCAGTCTTTAGGAAACTGACGATACCACGCCTCAGGCTGCGCCTCAATCATGGAGGCTCGCATGAGCAAGAAAAATCAGCCCGGCAAGCGGCACCGCCTAGCACGTTGTGCTATGCTGATCCGACAGCTGACAACGAGCCGTGCCTGCATTTTCCCAAATTAAAACCCGCACCGAGGAACGGCGCGGGCATGGTTGAAGACAGCTGGCAGGCTGGCCTTGATCATACACCAAAGCGCCGTCTCGTGCAAACAGCCGAGATCGAGCACATGACTAGCGATAACCCAAAATCTGGGCCGGAGATTGCCGCGCAGCTTATTGCGAACGGCTATCAGCCAGTGCCAATCCCGCATGGTAAAAAGGGGCCGCGGGCGAAGGGATGGCAGAAGCGCACATTCACACCGGCGGACTTTGCAGCCGACGCAAATGTCGGCATCCGATGCGGAGATTACGGCGTCGCGTTCTGTGACATCGACGTCTATTGCCCCGAAACCGCCAAGGCGATCGCGGCTGAATGGCTGCGCCGCTTCCTTGCGCCGCACCGCAACTGGATGCAACGCACTGGGCAAGCGCCCAAGACAGGATTTGTGTTTCAGTATTCCAAACTAGGAGTGGTGCTGGCACAGAGCTCCCACATCCCAACTGGGATGGCTCCGCTGGATAAGACCGGAAAGCCGAAAGACGAAAAGGTCGAAGTCTTGTCCTCCGGCCAGCAGTTCGTGGCCTATGGCATCCATCCCGATACCGGCCAGCCCTATCGTTGGGGGGGCGACAAGAATACCCTTGACCCAACTAATGACGTCCTAGGCTTAGCCGCGCGACTGCCCGTCATAACGCCCGAAGAAGTCGCCGACTTCCTCGAATGGGTGTCTTTAACCTTTGGCCCAGTAAGTGCCTCGCCCAGCCTCTCAGAGCAAGCCACAGCCGCCATTCAGCCTCCGGCAGGAACTGGCTTCCATATCGACACAGGTGGCCCGAAATCGCCATTCTGGCGTGCAGTCAACGATGCCGCGATGGCCGATCTGGATGCATGGGTTCCTGATCTGTTACCGGCGGCCAGAAAGCACAACAATGGCGCTTGGCGGATCACCTCACGCAATCGTGGGCGCGATCTCGAGGAAGACCTGTCGTTTCACCCTGACGGCATCAGAGATCATGGTGAAGAGTGCACGCTGACCCCAATCAACGCGGTGCAACAGTATGGCCGCAAAGACGCAATGGACGCTGCACATTGGCTTTGTGATCGCCTTGGCATCGATCCGACCACACTTGGCTGGCAGCAACAGGCTGTCGCAGCCCAAAAAATTACAGGCAGCGATGAGATCGAGCTCATCCGCAACAAACGCGGCCACCCTGCATGGTGTACGGAAAACGCCTGCCTCATTCTCGAAACCACCCCTGATTGGGCAGGTGTCTTGGCCTATAACGAGGAAACAGCGCTGACGCTGTTGCTGCGGCCTATTCCGGGCAGCAGGACGCCAAAGGCTAGTTTTAAGCCGCGCCCAATCGCCGAGGCGGACTTGACGGCCACCTTGCGGTGGTTCAACCGAAACGGCTTTCCAGACGCTACACGCAACATCGTAGCCGACGCTGTTTTCGCCACCGCTGCGCAGAGCGTGATCGCGCCGGTTCGGAACTACCTCGAGGCGCTTTCGTGGGATGGCGTGGAGCGTATTACCACGTGGCTGTCAGTCTATGGCGGGGCAGATGACTTGCCAATTATACGGCGCATGGGGCGCGCTTGGATGATATCCGCCGTCGCCCGCGCCCTACAGCCGGGCTGCAAGGCGGATTGCGCCCTCATCCTCGAAGGCGGCCAAGGCGTCGGCAAATCCTCAGCGGCGCGGGTGCTGGCGTCTGAGGATTGGTTTTCAGACAGCCTGCGAGACCTACACGGAAAGGACGCATCCGCTGCTCTGCGCGGACGCTGGATCATTGAATTGCCGGAATTGAGCGCCATGCGACGATCGGAGTCAGAGGCCGTCAAAGCCTTTCTTAGCCGCACAGACGAGCGCTATCGGCCACCTTACGGGCGCACCGAGGTGATCGAGCCACGCCGCTGCGTGTTCATCGGCACGACCAATCGCACCGACTATCTAACCGATGACACAGGCAACAGGCGGTTTTGGCCGGTGTCGATCAAACGGTTTGACTTGGACGCGCTGCGCCGAGATCGCGACCAGCTGTGGGCGGAGGCGGTTACGGCCTTCCGCGCAGGCGAAGCGTGGTGGCTTGACCGTGAGGCTGAAACTGAGGCGGCAGCGCTGACCAGCCAGCGGCAGGCCGATGACCCATGGGAAAGCAAGGTGCTGGAAGCAGTCATTGGCAAAGCGCACACCTCAACCCGTGCGATGTTGGATGCAATAGGTCTCGACCCCGTGCACCGGACGAAGGCCGACAGCATGCGCGTCGCTGGCATCTTGAACCGGGCGGGCTGGCTGCGCGATGGCAAATACAGCGCAGGGCTAGATCGCGGGCAGGCGCGCTATGTTCCGCCACCGAGTGAGGAACCTCAGCGGGGAACCTCGTGATGAAAACCCTTGAAAATCAGACATGGGGAACCTGAGGAACCTTTTTCTTGCGCATTCTACCATAAATCATAAGTATCTGATAAAAATTAGATAATCTTTCTTATGTGGGTTCTACAGGTTCCTCAATTTAGGGTCTCCACAGAATGTGTAAGAAAAGGTTCCACAGGTTCCCCACCGTGGCTGGCTCGGTACGAAAAACCATCGTAACCATGTAAAGCCCCACTACACTGCCCTCCTCAGTCCGCATCCACGAACCCGAACCGCACCAGCCGTTCCCTGATCTCCTGCTGGATCACCTCTACAGAGCGTTCCTGCGTCGTGATCTCCACCTTGTCAGTGAACATGCCGAGATGCCGCCCTATGAGCTCCAGCGCCCGCACACGGGTACTATCGGTCTTGGCTTCCAGTGCCTCGTGCTCAAGGCGCTCCAGAACCGCCTCTGCGCGATTGAGCCGCAACATGCGCTGTTCCTCCTCCTTTTCCGCCCTCAATTCCTCAACCCTTAGAGCAACCTTGGGGTTTGTCGTAAGGCGACAGGCTTCCACCCATATGCTCCCTGGCTTCATGCCATCGGCATCATATGCCTGCCGGTAGGCATCGCTTGCGGGCAAGCCGTCTGCGAGGCTGATGGCAAAGAGGTTCTGCTTTGAGGTGAGTTTCTCGGGCATTGCTAAACTCCAAATCACAGATCGCTTGTTATAATATAACAATACTTGAGCACATCACCAAACCCTCAAACGAACGCCTCCCCTTAGAAACAAATGTTGCAGTAAGACTATGCATCAAGCATTGTTGACCCCAATACTGGCCGGCAGAGGATGAAAGCCGCGATGCATCCTAATGACGCGTTCCCCAAGAGTTCTTCGTTAGTCGCAAAGTCCATCGCGGCAATGATGACCCTGTTTTCCATAAATTTTTTTCAACTTTTCCAAGATGCTGAAGCTCAGGAAAATACTGATGTTCTAAATTTCTCCGGCAACGTCATAGTTTTTGAGGAGGAACCAAGTGCCGCATGGATCATTGGTCGGATCCAAAACGGAGATTACTTCCATCTGAGGCGAGTGCTTAGACGTAACAATATTTCAACAATAGTGCTACACAGTCCGGGCGGTTCCGTTTACGAAGCGCTCCAGATGGGCGCAATTGTAAATGATCAAGGGTTGACCACGTATATTCCTAAAGACGCGATGTGTGCATCAGCATGTTCATACATATTTTTTGCAGGAAAAAATCGGGTAGCCAACGGACTATTAGGCGTACATCAATTCTACGGAACTGAAGATCGGGCTCTGATGGATCAAGTTCAATTTACAGTTTCTGAAATATTAGGCTTCCTTAATGAATTTGAGACCCCTCCTTTTGTTTATGAGTATATGTTTGAAAACCAAGAAATGTATTTCTTCAATGCGAGCGAAATAGAAACAATTCAAAGAACAAATTCCCAAAGTGCACAGGAAGCATCAAATATATTCGATTCAATAAACACAAGATTTTCAGAATATCTGAATTACGAAAATCAAAACGAAAGCGTTTCTACGCTCACCACCAGCGTTAGAACTGTGAACGTGCCCCCTAGTGAGGAACTTCGATCGCCACCGCAGCCTGACAGACCGTCTGCTTCGCCAAATGGAACAAGGCGCGCCATACAGTATCAACTGAACCGCGTCGGATGCCACCTAGGCTCTGTTGATGGAGTTATTGGAGTTCTTAGCATCGCCGCATTACGTGCGTTCCGTAATGCAACCAATAACCCAAAGCCAGTAACACAGGATGATTTTATTGATTATAACATCGTTAGAGAGATACGAAGCCACCGAGGGATAGTCTGCATTACCCCGCCAAGTATACCCACACCAAATATTTCTGGCGATTGGTCTGTATCACTGAATTGCCCATATAGCAAAATTGAAGCCATCGCTACAGTCCGAAAAACCTCTACGGCATCCTACAGCATCATCTATCGAAATGATAGAGGTGATTTTGCGAACGGCACCATGAATCAAACTGAACTTCGAGCAACAGGATCGCTTCGATTGTCCGGAGGGACAAATGATAATTTCAGTATATCGAGAAACCAATATGGAACCATCTTTTCTGGGTCTTCGACTGACGGCTGTCGCTTTATCGGCAATAAGCTTTGACGTAACATTAAAAAATGCAAAGATTCTCCCGAAAGAACTGAAGAAAAAATAAACAAATCCCGGAGTAGTGTTAAATGCCAAATCCAATGAGCCAGTTCTTGTCAGCCCTGAAGGGACTAGAGGAAATAAAGACGCCTCTCAGCGCGGAAACGCCTACCTCGACAGACGATACGGCCGCCTCTGGTTCGTCCAGACAACAGGCTGACGACCCGAACGCGGTGGAGACGGAAGAGATGGGCGTCCGGCAGGAAAGGTTGCGCCGCTCGAAGGTGCACCGACTGACAAAAAAATCAAAACCACCCCATTGACGGCGCAGAAATTGCACCATGTCCGTGGATGCTACGGATTGTTCTGACCCTATCGACCCTCATATGCAGGGTTATCACGACCCGGGTCTGGCCCCAAATAATCTCTTGAACTTACCTTGGGCTCACAGGAGTTTAACAAAAAGCCTATCACGCTAATAATAACGAAGAAACCGATAGCAAATGTTGCTACTGGGCTCTTGCCCTCATTCACTGGCATATGAGAACTCAAATCAACTTTAGAAATGCCATTTTCAGTGTCAGCGCATCTTCGACACAAACTAGATCCATATGCAATATCGCCACATTTTTTACAGGATGTTGGAATTCTTGATGTCATGATCCGATAGTACCTTCTGATATTTCTTAACGGACTCTACAACTTCTTGAAGCCAAATCGAACTCAACATCCCAAGATTCGAAAAAATCATCAACATCTTTTCTTTTAGCATCTAGATACCAATAAATATCTGCAAAACTCCTTATTTCCTCAATCTCCTGCAGCCACTCTTGCCACGTCTCGTAATCCTCTGTTTCCTCATCAGGTATTTCAGAACCTAGCCACTCAGACACGTCACTCAATAACTCAGCCTTCATTTTCGTGATAAGTTCAAAAACCGCTTTCTCCTGCATTTTATTCCCCTGCCGCCTTTCTTAAGGCATCTAGCGCGATGCGATATCTGTCTATTCGAAGTTTATCGTCGGAAGTTGGATCCGCGATCCTCGAAGCATCCAAATTATCTTTGATATCAGCCACCTTCACCTTTCGACCAAGCTCATTGGCGGCGGCACGTTTGACGAAGGCAAAGTAGTGATTTCTCACTGCATCCTCTGAGCCAGTCTTCTTCAAGCGGCTAAATTCCACCTCTTCGTCGGGCGTCTTACTCACGCTCTGCAACGCATCGATGATTTTCTCAGAGAACCCCTCAGATCGCAGTCGATCCCAAGTCCATCCCTCACAGTCCTCGACAACGTCATGCAGAACACCAACGATTTTTTCATCCTCGGTATCCAAGCTCATCATTACCCTGAGCGGGTGTAGGACATAAAGGTTGCCGGCCTTATCCACCTGCCCCTTATGCGCTATAACGGCGATCTCGATGGCCCTCTGCAAGTTCATAACGTTTCCCCTTTTCGAGTGAATTGAGGCATAGCGACACCTGACGACCCGAACTCGGGACAGCGTCGCTTATGCATCATGTTTCAGCAAGCTACCCTTTCGAGCAGGCGTGACAGTGATGCCCTGCCTCCTTAGCATTTCAACCAAGCGAAATAGGATTTCGCGTGTATCGCAATCGGGTGTGACCCCCACGAGGTCTATCTTTGGGTGTGCGTCCTCATCGAGCATTTGACGGCGGTTCTCAGATGTGGATTTTTTCATCTGGCGTTCTCCGGAAGTCCCAATCTCTCTTGGTGGTACCGGCACCCCAGGATGGGGGTGCCGTTGGATGCAAGACTACCGCGCTCTCATAGGTTCACGGCGAACTCGTATGAATCGGCGGTTGGTTTGTGTGAGGTTTGGGTTAGCGATCGTCTCTACGATCATTTTGCCTGCCTTCAGCGCTTTCAGCTTCCGAAGCAGTTTGTCCCCCGCGCTGACGCCAAAGTTGCGGGTCTTCATCGACGAGCGACGCTTGTTTTGGTTTTCCGGCATGTGTGCCTCCATTTGGGCAAATCAAAAGCCGCCACAAAGTGGCCCGCTCGCTTGCAACAAATGGAAAAGAAGGACTTTAGATCGGGGGTTACCCTGCTCAATCAAACGCCCACTCCGTGTAGCAGTGCTTTGACGGATTTGCAAGTCCAGCCGAGCCACGGCTGCATGAGAACACGCGCTTTCCCTGCATCACAAAAGCTGTCATCTCCAGACCATCATCAAGAGTTGAGCTGTCGCTCACGCCAACCTGCCTGACTGGCAAGGTGGTTTCCCGCAAGGGGATGTGGCCAAGAGGCAAGTATAGGTCGCATGTGACGCCAGCTCTCCAAGGGAGAGCGCCATGGGACACCTTCACCCCAGCATCGAGAAACACGTCGCCACGGCCCCTACGGGCGCCGTTGCAGCCGCTATCGGCCGTGATAGGTCGTTGACTACCCAACTCGAGTTGTTAGCGGGCATCCGGCTGTCTGTGTGCGTCAAAGACCAGCCCAGAAACGTCACCACCGGCCGGTGGGATGACTGCACGGAGGCCGTGCTGGACATGCTGTCTTCCAATATAGCGGCGGCGTTTATGTTTTTAAAA